TTTTCGGCCAAATGCGTATTAAGGTTGCTTTGTACTGCATCCACTGTATCCTTCCTAGCAATGTCATCACTCGCGGAAGGGACTGCCACCTTTGCCCGGCCCGAGGCGTCCCGCATCATAATTCGGTTTGCGGTAGCGGCAGCCGTCGCGGAGTGTGCGGAGGTGAGCGCCGCATGGGTGTCCACCTTAGCCTGGGCACCGGATGGTGTTTCAGCTCCTATGTCCGTAGGCGTAAGCTGGTCCGCGCCGCCGCTGGCATGGGTGGTTTTATGCACCGCTGGGATAAAGCTGGTTGGCTTATCGTCGATGTCGCCCCACTTCACCACGCCCACCTTGGCCCAGGCCGTGCCGGTATCGCGATAGATGATTTGCGTATCCGTAGCCACATAGAGCCGGCCAGCCGTCCCCGCGGCGGGCTTATCTGCGTCCAAGCCCGCTTGGACGGAGGGGGTGTCGCCCATATCGCCAACGGCCTTTTGGTCAATAATGTCCCAGTTCTCGTTGAACGCCGCCCGGGAAACAGTTTCATTGCCCAATGGCTTTTTAATCCCCAGTTTTGGTGTTAAGTCAGGCATCAATCATACACCTCCAATTCATCCCAGGTGAGGGCCAAAGCATCAAGTTGATCCCATGTCCAATTCTTACTATCTAATTCATCCCAGATGAAATAATTAAATTCATATTGTATCTCCAAGTGCGCCGGTACCACCGCCCGAACCGCTTTTTTGAGATCCTCCAGGTTAGGCGGCACCCCGGTTGTATCCACGAAATGTACCGTGATAGTATAGGCCGCATGGTCTTCTACAATATCTATGGCACCTTTGTCGTAAGCCTCGGCCACGTTTTTCACCACGTATATTGTCGCCGTCCCGTAACCCCGCAATCTAGAAATAATTTTGTCCCGCCGTTCGGCCTCGGGCTGGTCGGGAGTGATCGGCAGCCCCAACTCTTCCTCCCATGTATCCAGTTCCCAGGTGGCTGTGTTGACGAAAAACTGGTTTAACGTTTCGTCCAGGGCCTGGCGCAAATTGTCAAATTCGGTTCCTTCTGCCTGAAGGATGGATTTAACCACTCTGCTGGTTTCGTAATAAAAAGGCAGATAAGTTAACATAATTTTCCCGCGTTCGCTCGTCAATTCGCTCATATCAGGTTCACACTCCCTATTACAGCCACCTCCTGGTCACCTATAGCTACGTTGGCTGTACCGCCGTTCACGGTTAGATTGCTGTAGTCTTTTACGCCTGGGGTGTCTAAGATAGCCTGGCCGATGCGGACGTAGCGCACGTCGTTGTCTGAAGTGAATGCCAGAGACTTGATATAAGCCGCGATGTTGTCTTCCACCGCGCTCTTAACGCTGTCTGCATTATAACCGGCTGAAATGGTGAGGGTGGCCGAAACGTTGATCAGTACTGCCATGGCAGGTTCCACCGTAACCCTTGCACCGACTGGGGCCTTGCCTTCGCCGGTGTCCTTACTAAAAGTAGACCGGTAAACTGCCCGGTCCACCCAGATAGTGGTCGCAGTATCCGTGGTAAGGCGGGTAATGCGAAGCTCTACCTGATCCTGACCGTTCCAGTAAAACTCCTGTATTACATCCGCAAAAGCTATTGCTAAATCGCCAGCCTTAAGCGTGGTAACCGCGTCAGTAGCACCCCCAGGCGTGGTCTTACACCAGGCTGCGCCAGAAACATTCCAGACTCCTACCTGGAGTAGGTCGGTTTCTCCTGCTGCACTGTCCACCTTCACCCGCACCCGGGCCTGCCAGATGCCCGGCTGGTCCAGCAGAGTATGCAGGTTCTCGTGGGTGATGGTTCCGTCTCCCTGTGCATCATATATCATTTTTACGCTATCGCCGGTGTCGTCTTCCTGGGTGTCGTCTATGCTGGCACCGTATCCGCCCAGGGTCATTGCCTCGGCTTCGACCTCATTTACCCAGGGCGGGGCAATGTAATCCTGCACCTGATCAATAAGAGCCTGATCAGCTGGCACTTTGTTGGTATTAATAATGGCGATGCTCACCGTCCCCGGTCCGTCCCGCACGGGAACCACCGAAACCCCGCCCACACCGACAACTTCAAGCGTCCAGTTGACATAATCGGCCTTGTTGCCGCCTGCCGAAGGGGATCTTACCTTCTGCAGGTACCGGGACAGCAGGACGGCGTCGTCCTCCTCATCCAGTCCTCCGGTGGTCGCCACAGCATTGGTTACCCCGGTAACACCGGAAATCGGCTCGCTCAAGAAAATGATCGTCCCTGCCGCTACGTTGCCGTCGGCTCCTGCTTCCACGGCCTCAATGCCCACGGTAACCGTCCCTTCTCCGCCAATGGTCGCCTCACTCGTGGTCACAAAAACAATGGCTGGTGCAGCCTCGCTACTGGACGTGCTCACTTTTGTCCCAGCAGGGATTACCGTGTCCGGCGTACCGGTGAAAATCACCTGCCCGTAAGCCTTCACTGCTGCGCGCCTGGTAAGGCCGTGTTCTTCACAACGAAGGTCCAGGTACTGGCCGAACGTGGTAGAAGCAAACCCGCGCTCAAGGACCTGTTGTGCCCAAATAGCGGCTAAAGCCAATTCGATAGCTGCCAGAGAAAGAACGTCCCAGATAAAGGAACCTTCGCTTTTATCTAAATCCGTCGGCAAAGCGTCCAGCATCCGTTGTAATATGCCCTCGTAAGTTTGGTCAGTTAAGTAATCGGGTAGCTCAGGCACTTAACTTCACCTCGATCCTCTCCTGCGTTCCTATTACAGGTACTGCAGTAAACGCTATATACATTTCATCTCCTTGCCACTCAAAAGAAAAATCCCGGACCACTTCCGTCCGAGGGTCGACCAGCAGGGCCTCCGTGATCACCCGCTCCAGCTCCGCTTCAATGGCTTTTCTGGATGGCTGCTTCAGTGCCTGCTCAAGCTCTGCCCCGTAATCATCGCTATAAATCACGTGAGCGAACCGCTCCGTCAGGACGGCCTTCACGCACCACTGCGCCCAGGCCTGGTACCCGTCAGCTTCCACCACACGGCCAGCGCCACCTAAAACAAAGTCACCCTTCTCAAAATCAAAAAGCCAGCTTTTCCCGTATTTTGGAGCTGGCTCTGTTTGTTGTTGCTCAACTACTTCCGGCATCTCGAAAAAAGGATATAAGCTTGGCATTTATGAACTCACCACCACGTCAATTACTATAGGATCTATACCGTTATTACACCAAGCCACCAACACTCTATCTCCAGGAACAAGGGAGGCAAGCTGTGCTGGCCGCGGGACATCATGACTGTGTGAACCGTGATCGCCTACAGTTGCTTCCGTAGTGATTGCCATAGGGTCCGGCAATGTCAGACTCCGGCACACCAGATAATCCCCTTGCGGTATCGGCACCGCAAAACGGTCCAACTTGAGGCTCATATCTGCCTGGATCGTGCCCAGTTCCAGCGTATCAGGCCGCTGTGTCTGGCTGGCTATCCTTTCCGCAATTACCTGCGCTAATTTATTTGCCCCACTACCCAACGTCCTCAACCTCCATGCTCATAATTCGTTGGGTGGCATTGTGAATAACCCCAGACACAAGGTAGTAGCCGTTTAAAGTCCCTGCCGCAACCTTTACCTTGTCGCCTTTCCGCAAGAAGGGCAGGTCCGGGGCCTGCACCCTGCGTTTCCGCCTCGGCTGCCCTCGCTCTTTCAGAATATCCTCTGCCGCGCTTTTTGCCGCCGCAGGAGTGTCAAACTGGCGCTGATAAACAACTTCTTGCAGTACACCGAATTCCGTTCTGTCGTCCAGCTGTGCCACTACCGGTGCACGGCCTTCGCTGTCTTCGGCGCCGATTATTTTCACTCTGGTGACCAGGTCCTCAATGTCCCGCCGGTCTTCTATGCTGTCTACGTTGGAATCCGCAGTAAAACAATAGACCGGGCTGTTCTGCCCCGGCCTGATTATATCTACCTTGCCTTGTTTACTCTGCACCACCCACTTACCAGCACCACGCTTTTTAGCCTGGTCCAGCACGTCGAAAATTATATCGGCCACGGTCTGGCCCCGGAACACCTGCTTGGCCAGGGCCACGTCCGGGCCTTCTACGGTGCCGAGGGGAATATTCCAGGCTTTGGCTATGTCCTGGATTATCGCCTTGGCCGTTGCCCCACCTTTGTAGTACCTGTCGTCCTTGCTCTTGGTCAAGTAGATCAAAGGATCATAAACGGTAACCGTGAAGTGCCCCAGCGGGTCCGTCTGGTAGTCCCAGACAAAGATTGTGCCGCGAAAAACCTCCTGCATACCTACTCCCCAATCAGCAAGCAAAAATACCTGCCCACCAAGAGGAATAAGCTGGTGCAGATATTTTCCACCGGCAAGTTGTATATTCTGCAGTTCTGCTTCCATCCTTACGGCCAGTTCATTTTCGCATTCTTCCCAGGATAGATTGCGTATGAACGGCTGCAGATCTAGCTTTTGACCATCAGGCTGTAACAACATTAGGGAGTAGCGTATTTTTGCAACATATATCATATCAGCTTCACCGCCTCATGCTATCCGCAATACCTGGCCGGGAAAGATTAGGTTTGGGTCTTTGCCTATCACGCTTACATTGTTATTATAAATTTCCCTCCAGCGGCTGCCGTCATTTAGAGTTTTTTTGGCTATCGCCCAGAGGGTGTCGCCAGACTTAACTGTATAAGTCTTAGGGGCAGGTGGCGCCGGCCTGGACGGAGCAGCACCGGCAACCATAGTTACTGCCTGCCTCATCTCCCCTTCAGCCAAAATGACCAGTTCCCGTACCTCGACCAGCCGGATGGAATACCAGCAGTCCCCGTGCCCGCCGCGCCACTCGTGTTCGAAGCTGCCATCACCGGCAAAATAGACGTCGTGGTTGATTGGTGTCTCAGTTACCAGCAGGCGCAGCTTGATCCCTTTGTTGCGCCATTGAGAGAGCAAACTGGCAAGTTCCTTTGGAGGCCTCCAGCTTTTTATATTTGGATCGTTCTTGCGTGCTGTTCCCGGGAAAAAACCTTCAAAAGAAAAACGAACAGGCACCCGGCCCCGGGGCAAAGATATTTCACCAAAGCTTATAACATCAAAGGTCAATATTCTGTTACCTGTATCGCACGTTATTTTTTCCGGGTTAACCGGGAAATGAATACGGCTCCCGTCAGGAGCCGTGAGGTAGAAGTCCATGGGGCGATCACCACGTTATTACCCTATTTAAGCCATTCCTTCTTGTTGCGGGCCGGATCAGATCGAAAAACGCTGCGCCAGAACCTGAACTCCTCCACCACGAGGTTGTCTTCCGGCTCCTCGTCTTCCTCTCCGGGTTGTACTACCGCTGTAAACCTCTGGTCCAGTTCCTTGAAAATCGTTCGGGCTATCTTTTGGCCCTCTCCCCAATCCCATAGCTGACCCTTGTAGCCCATGGTGATCCGCACTTCGCACGACCCTTCCGGCCCTGGAATTACCACAATGGATCCTTCATAGCCGGAGAGCATCGTCACAGTCGAACGGGTCTTGAATACCACCAGGCCCGCATCCTTGTTGGCATTCTGTAACCTGTGGCCCAGGTCGCTGACGATCCGCAACAACGCCTCAAACAGGTCCTCTCTGGTCGCCCGGTAAACCCTGCTGGTCATGCTCTGCCTAGAACTACCCGGTGGATTAAGCGAGCCGGTAATACTACTTATTATGCCAGCAATGATGACTATCACGAGCAAGGGACCGGCGATAATCCACGCCCCGGGAATGGCCATGCCCACGAGCACCAACAAAATCGCCGCAAGTAGCCACTTCATGGATTAATCACCCCCTGCCAATTATTCTATGGCAGGGGGGTTTTTTCCTACCGTTGTTGCGGCATATTCCTGTAGGCACCTTCGGCACTATCTGCAATGTCCCAAGCAATCTCGTCCGCGATAGCCTTGCGATGTGCCCGGATGACCCGCAGTACGTCCTGCCCGTCCGTGGCGGTCACGTTGAATGTAACGTTAATCGGCCCAGCGCTGATGATAGCGGAAGCGCCCGCAAAAGCAGGAGCGGCCAACGGCACGGCGCCAAGCCTCCGCCCCGTCTCCGCCCAGAGCCCCAGGGCCCGGTCCCGCATCCTGGCGGAGAGCGGGATAATAGCTTCAGGACCGGCTTCGGCTATCAAAGCTAAGTGCGGACGATCGTATATCCCGCCCACGGCCCGCTTAGCAGGGCCAATACTGGTGCCGCCGTACATGGGCTGCTGGATGCGCTTTTCAGGCGGCAACCAGCGGTTCGCTTCCCACTGCAAGTACTGGTGCCGCTCGAATTCGGTCCAGGCGCGGGCCTGTTCGGCTATTTTGCGTTCGGCATAGGCGGTAGTCCCTTTAACCTTGGGTGCGACGTACTCTGTCGCCGTTTCGGCCCCCTTGACCACCCAGGGCGTTGCAGCGATCCCGCCGCCTACCAGGACTTTCGCCCAAATCGGGCCAGGGGTCTTACTTCCTACCCAGGCGCCCAGCAAGGCTGCGGTTAAGGGATCGCTCTTAATAGCCTCCCATAAGCCCTGAATTACTCCCTGGCCGAGTTGCGCTCCCAGCTTGGCGCCCACTTCGGCCATCTTGGGGACTACCTGCCGATCTACCTCCTCGATCAGGATGAGCAACTTCCCCGCCCAGTCAGCTTTCTGCCAGTCCTCGCGCCTGGCGAGCTGGTCGAAGAATGCCTTGGCTTTCTTGTAGACCGCTTCAAACCGCTCTCCAATCTCGCGGCCTGCCCGCTGCAGCTTGGCCTTGAACGCTTCGAATTTCTCCCCTGTATAGTCGCTCCAGCCCACTATGTCCAGCAGTATTCGCTTCACCGGCCCGGCCATGCCGGTGCCGAAGTTCATTACCACTAGGTTAGCCGTGTCCTTCACCGTGGACACGAGGCCCAGTAAGCTCTGCGACATTTTCTCCATACCGCCTGCAAAGTTCTTTTCTAGAGCCCGAATAATGGCTTCCATGGCGACCTTGGCCGAAATACCCTGCTTACCTAGATCCTGCAAGGCGTCACCCGTGAGGCCGAGCTCCTTCAGCACTATGTCCATGGGAATCAAAAGGTTCTCCGTCACTTGGCGTAGTTCTTCCATCTGCAGCTTACCCATCGTTCCGATCTGCCGGAAGCCGAGCAAAGCCCGCTCCATGCCTTCTATGCCCGCCCCGGTAAACCCGGCGGCGTCACCAAAGGCCGTGATGGAACGGATCGTTTCGTCCATCGCCTTATCGACGCTGTACATGTTCTTATACAGTGGCATCAAACCCGTAGCTACATCCCGCACTTGGGCGAACTCGAAGGGCGTCCTAGCAGCGAACGCCTGCAGGCGTTTCAAAAAGTCCATTCCGCGTTCCGCGCTCTCTGTGAAGTACTCCATGGCGATCTGCGCCTGTTCCATTTGCCCGGCCAACTTTAGCGGGTATGCTATCGTCGCCGTGGCCCCTAATCCGCCGATACCGACACCCAGCAAACCGAGCGGACTGGTGATCAGCCTGCCGATCCGCCCTATTGCGCTGGTTATCCTATCTTTTGCTTGGAGGGTGATAGTCCACACCCGGCCCGTTAGCCCCCGTAGCGTGGTCATAACCACCCGCGCCCTGGCCGTTACCCTGTCGCGCAAAGTCACCTGCGGTTCCGCCCTGACCCGGTCCAATTGTCGGGCTACCGTCATAGCCCGGGTGAGCTGGCCGTACAACTTACCCCGCAGTTCCGCAACCGGCGCGGATTTCATCTTGCTCAATGCCACCAGCGCGGTCCTGGCTTCGTTAATTTCGTCCTTCAGCGGACCTTTCAAGTCGGCCAGCACATCGATCTGCCCTTTATCCAGGGCCTCAAGAACCCGGTTAATCCGCAGTACCACGGCAGAGATCCGATCCTGCGCCGCGAGGACAGGGGCAGCCTGCTCTGCGCCCAGCGTTTTGACCAGTTTGTCCGCCTTGAGCACGCCGGCGGTGAGCTTGTCCCGCACCCGCATGATGGGCTCGATGCGGAGCTTGGCAACCTGCTCGAAGTGCTTGCGCGTCATCTCGGTTCGCCGCCGGGCCTCTTGCTCGAAGCGGCTCACCCGTTGCCCGGCCTGCTGCAACGGCGCCTCGGTCTGATCCTCCACGATTATCGGGATCTCTATTCTATATACCTCGGCTGCCACCGCGCCCCGCCCCTCTTTCTAGCCTCTTCTCTTCGTCTTCAGTCTCGAGTTGTACCCGCATGGAAGCCATCATAAAAGCCCTAACCTTGTAAGGCTTTGCGTAGAACTCATCGGGAGGAATGCCAAGACGTTGAAAAATATGGTGTAGTAACGCCGCTCGCCCCCCGGCTTTTATGAGTTTTTTAATGCTTCTTCGGTCGTTTCTGCTTCCTCGTTCGCGTAGCCGCTCAGTTTCTCGATCAGCTCTATCGCCTTATCTTTTTCGCCCCGCTTCAGAACTTTGTCCACTAATTGCCAACCAGAAACCACTTTTGCCTTATTCCACAGATCCTTGTTATCCCAGATGGCCCTGCGGTCGTCCGAATGCGTGGCAGTATAGATCACCAACGAATTGAACTTCGCGACGTTAAACTCTCTAGGCACGGCCAGGCTCCCCAGCCTGCGGTCTTTGGCCATCTTTGTAGACTGGTCACGGCACTTTTCAAACTCTTCGTCATCTAAACCCCGCACCCTGAAAGAGAACAGCTTTTTACCGTCCCTAGCCACTTCAAAAACTTCATACGTTGTAATGGTCTCCATGGCCTCCAGGACACCGCCCACGTCCTTGAGAACCGTATTTTCAGCCTCAAGCAGCTCATCTTTCTTTACCTCGTCCATGTTATCCCTCCGTTATTGATTATGCCCGCGCAGTACGCCCATGAAGTTCAGCACCGCATCAGGCTCACCTTTTTTCAGCCCCGCAATCACTTTTTGCAGAATCCGGGCATCTTTGATAACTGTCTCTGTAAATGTAAGAGTAACAGTATAGCTCTGCGGAATAGCCCAGGTTAATTTGCTACCCGCCGGCTGATAATCTGTATTGGTGAAATTAACCTGCGCCTGCCAGGTATTAACCTCTGCGAGAAAATTACCGTCACCGTCATACAACTCTCCATTGTAACCCCGGAGGATACCTCTTGGGTCAAAAGTGCCGCTGTCTAAAAGCTCCTGCAGGTCGGGCACATCATTCACCCGGAAGGACCATGCTCTACTAACAATGTCCCCTGAAGACACGTTCGCAATATCAATAGCTCCGTCGGGTACACAGTTCCTAAAGATATAGCGTCCGTCAGACATTTAGCTCACCTCCATTAAGCCGCTAAAGTCGGGCTAAATGAAAACCCGAAAGTGATGTAAACGTGTTCTGCGCTGTCAAGATCATCTACCTGCACCACAAACCAAGCACTGTCGCCGGCTGGTGGGTTGTTGGGGTCTTCGTAGATAGTCCCGGCCAACAGCGCTCCTTCTACAATCATCTGGTTAATAATCCCCTGGGCTGTAGCTATCAAAGTTGCTCTGCCGTCTGCATTGTTGTTTACTTTGCCTATTAAGGGATCCCAGGTAGCCGTAATACGGTCAATCAAGTTGTCTCGCGTTTTCACTCTACGGATTTTCTTCCAGCCGGCATCATGGTCAGCGTCAGGCGTTACAAAAGTATTGATGCCGTATTCAATATGCACCTGCTTCTGTGCCGACATAGTAAATACCAGAGCGCCAGACTGGATAGCCTGCTCTATTTCGGCATTAGTGAGTGCGCCAACCAGTTCCGTGGCATTACGGACGACCGCATGAGTAAGGCTATCGGTAATCTCCGCCGCCGCTACCATGCCGGCCACCCGGGCCGCGGCCTGGTAGCCTTCTCTAGTTGTGCCGTCAGCATACTTGAAACCGTTTGCCACGTAGATAATTGCATAGTCATTGAACGCTGCTGCGTTGGTCAGCCTGGTTGCCAAAGCAACACTGGTCGGCTCTCCTATTACGGCCAGAACTCGCTTACCTTCACTGCGTACCCGGTCAATATAAGTCTGCACTGTAGCGTGGGTCGCTGCGTCTTCACTGTCCACAGCTAATACGTTCCAATCTAAAGCTTCAATTGCCGTTAAGCCGTTACTATAATCTTCACCGGTTACCGTGGGGTCAGTCCCGCCGGTCAGAGCCTGCTGTGTAACGTCCGCCAATATCCCGTTGCCGTCTGCAAGTTTAGTAGCAGTTATCCAGGGACTATCGGAAGCTGTCACCGCGTCCACCAGGTCCTGTGGTTCAGTGCTCCCTTTAGCGAAGGTTATCGTCTGCCGCAGGGTGGTCCCTTCATAGACCAGCAGTTCCCGCTCGGTCGCCGGATTGACAAGAGAATCTCGAACGGTCACCTTAAAATCATTACCCCTGGTGCCTTCATACTTTGCAGTTATAGTTACTACGTCTAAGGGAGTTGTATCAGTATCCTTGAGCGTAATCGATGCTTTTGCACCTTCACTGCCCAGTCGGTACGCCAGCACCTGCCAGCATCCGCCTTTGAAAGCTTCTTCCGCGGTGTCCAGCGTGCCTCCGCTGCCGTATGTCGAAATAATCGAGTTGCTGTTCTCCAGTGTAATAACTTCGTTCAACGGCCCCCAGGAAGCTTGTAAGAGTGCCGCCACTACACCTTGCGGGACTACAGCTTCCGGCGGACCGCCTTCGGAAGTTACCCGGACGTATATACCCGGACGTATTTTGGTTTCGCCTACCTGAAAAGTAGAACCAGCCATCTATTTACACCTTCCTTCTTAGAAACTTTCTAATAGCCTCTTCAGCTTCCGTTCGCGTCATACTGTTTTTCCCAGCCAGCCGCAATGCCCCGGCCACCACTTCCGGCTTCACACCAAAAGAAGAAGCCGCGTTGATTAACTCCTCGCGGCCGTAAGTATGTTCAATATAAGGTGCAAGATTTTCTTTCTTTCGCAAACTACGTCACCTCCCCACTGGCTGCTCCACTAACAACGGCCCTGCCCAAAATTTCAGCCTGGGCTGCGGGCTGCAGCACCCCGAACCTAGCCGTCACCTGCACCTGTCCCCGCCTCATCGGGTCGGCTTCGCTGTCAGCAGTAACCTTTAGCAGTTCCAATGGACCCCCGTCACTCATTGTAAGCCTGCGCTGCTTTGCTAAGCCTTCAGTGATTTTGCGTATCCAAGTAAGCCTTACCGACGCATTGGGAGCTAGAACATGCGCTGTTATTTGCACCTCCAGCCAGTTTACCGCTGCTGTAATCTGCGCTGGTATTAACCGCACCAAACGCCAATAGATCCCGGGGGAGGCGTCCGCTGGTGTCCATGTTGCAGGATCCGTATGCACATCCGGCCAGGTGGTTGCCGTCCAGGTCTGCAAAGCGGCCACCGGGTCTGGCTCGTAAGTCAATCCATTAAGCCAGCCCAGGGCGAACACCCTAAAGCGCAGGCCCCGGGTGATGGCGTCCCATTCATCATCTGCAAAGTCCTGGCCAACAGTACCAAGGTAGTCTATCAAATACTGCTCCCCGCCATCGGCAAAGCGGGATCTGTGCAGTACGTTAATCACTGCTCCAGCCAAAGCATCAACCTGCTGAAAGGTAGTACGGTCAACATACGGCCATACCTCGACAACAGTCGAAAATGCGGCCCAATCAGCACCCCTGTCCTGGACGCCTTCCCTGACCACAAGGAACGGTTTTCCTGTACCCGGATTGGCGACGTGAGGTTCGTAAACTCGTCCCTGCACCTGGGGAATATTTTCAATGAGCATCTGCCTGATTGTCGCCCGCATATCAATCGCCCCAGTAGTCGAGTATGTCCCTCGTAATATCGCCTATGTTTGCGTCAACCGTCGGCACAAGCACGGCATAAGATTTTGTCCCAGGATGCTTGATTTTTTTTGTAACAGGGTGTTTTGCGCCAGGCCAGTACAAAGCCTTCTTGAGTTCCGGCTCTATTTCATGCGGCTGCACTCCCGTTTCGAGAAAGCGGGCATGCCATGCCGTGTGCTCTAGGTACAGCACAAAACTACCTCTGCGGCTTACTACTCCAGCATGTATGCCTCGCCTCGCTTCTCCCGTCCGGTCAGTCCAGGCGGCATGGGTCTGCGCGTACTCCTGCAAGTCGGTGGCGATTTCCTGCAACAACGCCCGCATGCCCGCCATTTTGTTCCGTATGCGCTGCCGCGTCTGGTCGCCCAGAGCCACTTTGTTTCACCTCAGTTCGGCGCACATAATTTGCAGGAATCTCCTGCGCCCGTCCGGGTCCAAGATAGCCTTTATATCTAAAACTCTACTACCGACTTTCACCTGCATGTGCGGGTCTATATCTTGCCGCCACCTTATTGTTATCCTGGTTGTGACCAGGGAGGCATCACCCAGCATCCGCGTCTGGATATAATCCCGCCCGGAGAGGTCTTCCACCTTAGCCCAGACCGTCACATAATCCACCCAGTCAGTGAGGCCGCCAGTAGCGGGGTCAACATCGCGTTTTTGAAATGTGACGCGGTGGCGGAGTTCCCCGGCTCTCATACCGGCACCACCCGTTCCTGCCAGAGCAGCGCCTTTGCGCCGAACGGCAACTCGCTCAACGCCTTTTCGACGCCCTCTTCCCGGCGTTCGTACAGATGTCCCAGGACCAGCTTTATCGCCGCCTTGATTTTCTCCGGCACGTTAGCGGCCAGGTCCTCCCCTTCTGCCGGATAGCCCGCCACGAACTCCACACACACTGCATTGGCCGGGCGCAGGGTGACCGATGGCCAGCTTTTATTGTAGGTTAATACCGCTCTTCCAGGCTCGGACTTCGTGTCAACGAAATAGTTTTCAGCATCAAAGACGTATTCTGTATCGTCTGTGCCGTAATACTTGACGCTGGAAATGCTCTGGAGAGGGGGCCTGGGTATGATGATCCGGTCCTTGTCCGGCCAGTCGTCGAGCCACAATTGCCAGGTCTGGGTGACATAGGCCCGGTTCTGGAAGGCTTCACAGTACCCCCGGGCAGCGGTGATTAGGGCAGTGATTAATGTATCGTCGTCCGCAATATCTACACGCAGGTGGGTTTTCGCTTCAATCAAGTTAATCGGCTCTACAGCTGGCGGAGTTACAAGCACAAGCCCCAAGGTCTACCGCCCCCTCTCCTTCCCGCCTTACTTCGCCTTACCTCTCGCCCTGCGGGGCCTATTCGCAGGCTCAAACTCTCCCGCTTCTCCGTCTCCGAGAGCCTTCGGCTCCCCGGCGTCCTCGTTCGCTTCGGGTTTTACGCCCCGTGCCTTCTCGGCTGGAGACTCCGGCAAAGGCTCCGGATCGATCACGCTTTTTTCGACCATCCTCTTGGCCCGCGCCGCCAAGGTCACTTCTATCGTTTCACCCGGGTAGCGGCGCTGACCCGTTTCCAGGTCCACGAATTCGGCTATCACCCGGTAGTTAGGCATTGGCCTTCACCCCTAGCCACGGAAGGACAGGTCGCCGAAAATCAGAACCGCTGCTCCGTTGACGGCCACGGCGTCATCGCTGCTCACCTGCACTGCAACGTGGGTATAGCCGTTCGCTAAATCAAGGTCCGAGGCTTTCGCTTCGACCTGCAGGAAGATAACTTCCCCACCAGCATCGGCAACCTTTTCAACGGCAGTGCCCAGGACTTTGGCACCAGTTCCCTGATCATCCTTAGCTTGCATCAGTTGGATGGTAGCCTTCTTCGTTTCAGCGACGGTAGCCGTGGTAAGTACTGCAAGCACCCGCCCAATGCCGGCCATGCTGTAGTAAGAACTGGTCTTTCCGCCAACAATATCCTGTGGTGTAACGCCCTCTTGAACCTGCACAAGCTCGGAAAGCTTCATATGGGTCATGGGATATCTCTCCTTTCAAAGATTAGGGAGGGGAATGTCTGCCCCTCCCGATTGGTTTGTCAGTTAACTACTTAAGCAGCTGGTACGTCGAGCACCACATAGGGACTAACCTGAGTGGTACCATCCTCGAGCGTCAGAGGCTCATTCACCCAGCCCTTGCCATCAACGTTCCAGTAGATTTTGACCACGGTCTTATTCTGCTTGAAGTAGACGTGCTCGGAAGCGGCTACAAACGGCCCCGAACCGTCTTTAATCAGGTAGTAGGTGAAGTCTACCAGCATCAGATCGCCCTGGCTGCCCAGGGTCGGAGTCTTGCCGGTAAACTTTATGGGAATGCCGGCAAGAGTCGCAGGAATTCCCCGGGTAGCGTCACCCTGAATGAAGATATAGTTCCCAGCGCCGTCTTGCAAGGCAGTGATCTTAGGCAATACCCCCTGATTAGCAATCCAGACGGCCCGGCTTACAGATTCAGGCAGTAGCTTAGCCAGCATATTTACGATGTCAACGTATTGGATATCATTGGCAGCAGTGCGGTTCACGGCCAGCGCGCCCGTGCCGTTCAAAACGCCTACCGGCTTTGCCACGCCGTTGCCGCGCAAGAAACCAACGTCCTCGGACGCTACAACCGCGTTTTGTAGCAATGTAGAAATAAAGGTCGAAGCGGCTTCCCAATTGCGAAGCAGCTTATCAGTAACCACGGTATGCGCAGCTGCCTCGTGGGGCTGCAACGAGACTTCCTTAAGGCCAGCCCCGGTCTCAGGTTTTTCTTCACCTTCGCCAACCCAATAGACTTCCACACCACCAAAAACGCCTTTAGCGCCCTGATCAAAAGCGGGAATGGTGAGCATGGCGTCAGGCGGGTCACCAGCGGGAATGACGGTTGCCCTGGGCCGCACGATAGCCCCTTCCGGCCGGATCATCAGCATCTCAGGCCGGAACTGAGTAGGTACGGCGAACCCACCGCTAGCACCTTCGTCCATGCGCCATTCAGCCCGGAACTTCCAGGGTGCAATTCGGGCCTTGAAGGCATCTGGCACTTCAATCCCGCCACCCTGGCCCTGGCCGCGGGGCAGGTCATTCAACCGGCCCTTGGGATCGCCGAACCGCACGGCGTGAATGAACTCGCCCAGGCTCTTGAATCCAGCATCGTTCAGCTTGTCTTGCTGCCTGTAACCCACGTCAATTCTAGGATCGACCATCGGGCGAAAAGGCTTGCTCTCGGGTTTGCTCAAGTCATCAGCCCTCGCCTGAATCGCTTCAGCCGCCTTGATCGTTTCGTTCAACCCGTCAATCTGCTTCTGCAACGCCTCAAACTGCGCCTTCTCCTCATCCGTTATGGACCGGCTTTCGGCAATGGCCTTGTCCACAATGGCCTGCTGCTGGTCGCAAAGCTTTCCAAGTTTTTGCTTGAGTTCCCACAGATCCATGGTCTTTACCTCCCGATCCTATTTTTGTTAGACTTTATTTTCGCCTTGTATAAAGACAGCAGCGAGAACCGCTGCTGGGACAACGGTGTTTCTGTGGCCTTGTCTTCTTTATCTTCCCTGGCCAGTTGATCCAGCACCTCGTTTAAAATGTCCCTCGCCTGCCGGATACGCTGCTCATTGGCAGCAGAGAGGACCCGACCTTCGCCTTTAGGCTCCGGGAAAAGGGCCTTGCGCAAAGCCAGCCACCGCGCGGCCAGGTCAAGATCAAGGTTGGTATGGTCCCGCAAAATCCGGCTTACCTGAACGTACTCCCGCCAGGCATCCTCTTGCTCTTCCCAGGGCGGCGTGCGGTCAAACTGCCGGTAGTGGCTGCCGAGATGGGCCTGTACCTTGCTTACGTCTTCGCTCGGAATGTCCGACTGGGGCAGTCTTGCCGCCGCGTTCGCCACACCCCGCCATACCACAGCACCATCGGAAGGCCGGTGGTGAGGGAGCTTCAAATCGCCGAACCTCTCCGGCGGCATGGCGGCGGCCCAGGCGTAGTGGCCCGCTATGCGGCGCTTCTCAGCATCGGATAGGTCGCCCCAGGACTCGTCCGTAAAGTCAGATAGCGTTGGGGCCTCCCATTCTTCATCTTCCGGGGCCTTTTCGCGGGACACATCTCTGGGCACTACACCGGCAAAAAACTGCGGCATAAAGCGCAGTCCCGCCGGCACATTGCGAAACCGCGCCAGGTCGAATTCCTGCCCGTTGACTACCAGTTTGCTCCCCCTGACGGTTGCCGCAATCTGTTTGGTTTGCTCAATCTCGTCCGCAAAGCCAAGCTCTACTGCTTCTTCCGCGGTCATCCAGGTTTCGGCGTCCATCATCTCAACAATCTTTTCCCGCTCCAGGCCGCTCTTGCCCTGGTAGGCCACAATAAGGGATTCCCTGATCTTGTCCATGTCGTCAGCCAGCTTGCGGAAATCATCCGCGTTGCCCACGGCGATGGTCCAGGGGTTATGGATCATCATCATGGCGTTCTTCGGCATGTAGATCATGTCCCCAGCCATAGCCACGACTGAAGCTATGGAAGCGGCCAACCCGTCCACATAGACAGTCACCCTGGCCTTGTGCCGCTTCAGTATGCTATAGATGGCCTGGCCTGCAAATATGTCGCCACCGTCTGAATTGATATAGACCCTGATTTCGTCCACATCCCCCAGGGCGTCCAGGTCCTCTTTGAACTGTTTCGGGGTTACCTCATCTTCCCACCAGCTGTAGTCGCTAATGATGCCGTAGAGCAGGAGCTCACCAGCTTTTGGATCGTCGGCTGCGGCCCGGAACTGCCAGAACTTTTTCTTCAAGCTAAATCACCTCCCGCATCCATCTTCTTAAAGGCTTAGGCTCACTTACTGGCTCAGTCGGCTCCTGGCTTTCCGTCGTCTTGCCCTGGCCGGCGGACCCGATAGGGATCATGTTCCCGTTTACCAGATACACTTTGCCGCTACCGTCCTCAATCGGGTTCATCTCCTCGAGCTCCCTCCATTCGTCGGCGTTGATAACCCCGTCCTGGCGCATGATATGCAGCGCCTGGGCACGGCTCCTGGCGTCTCCCCGGAGCAGGCCAGAAAGATTAAACTTGGCATAATAACCCTGCTCCCGCTCCTGCCGGGTGAAGAGCTTCCAATTGATGGCCTGCTCCCACCGCTTTACCCAGGGCAACATGGTGTACATCACGAACTCCAGCGACTGATGCTCGATATTTCCATAGGTTGCTTTTTCCAAGTTCGCGATGAGGTGTGGCGGGACTCTGAAAAGCCCACAAATTTCGTCCCTGGTAAATTTTCGGTTTTCAAGGAATTGGGCATCTGTCAGCGGCATAGGAATGCGCGTCCACTTCATTCCTTCTTCCAGGATGAGCGGCCGCCACGCATTGGCCAGGCCTGCGCCGTGTTCTTCTAGTGATTTTCTCAAGTGCTCCAGCGCTTTATCGCCAAGGCTTCCGGGATGCTCGAGCACGCCACCGAACATCATTCCCTGGCCGTAGAACCGCGCTGCAAACTCGGTAGCGGCCAGGCCCAACCCGATGGCCTCTTGAGCCATGCGGATGGGCGAGTAGCCTCGGATGCCGTCAAACCCCAGGCCGGGGACATGAAATACCTTTTCCGGCGGAAATATCTCATACGTGCTTGATGCATCAGGGTAAACGTGATACTCGAGCCTCCTCGTTTCGCGATTGCGGATTACCGCTACGCGCTGCCACTCGACGGGATAAAGATCGATCACCTGCCCCCGGCGATTGGTGGTTATGATCGAGTAGCAGTTCCCCGAGAGCACCAGATGGCCCATCATGGTTTCGCGCCAAGTTAATGAGGTCATCTCGCCATTCGGCAAATCGTGCAACAGACTGTAGACCGGGTGGTCGCGGGCCTTGTCCGCGCCGCCTCCAGGCCGCTCCTTATAGACGAACAAGGGCAGGGAGGCCAGGGTCTCAGCCAGCACCCGCATGCAGGAATAAACTGTGACATAGCGCATTGCTGTCTGCTCGTTTACCGCTACGCCGGAGAGGCTGGGCTGCCCAGCTCCCAGCCAGGCCCTAACGTCCCGGTCCATATCCTCCATAGTGTAGTTCTTGAAAACCAAGCGGGAGATAAGGCCCATCAGCGTTCACCCCTCGGCGACTTCGGCGGTCCGGGCGGCAGGCCCAGCCAGATCAGCAGGGCCCCACAAGCGATCCAGGCTGCAGGCTCGTAGATGAGCCGCAGGCCCCACGCAAGCATAAGAAAGCCTGCCACCAGGCAGGCTTCGCGGATGTAATCCTCGGTCTTGGTCTTCACGCCTGAACGATCCCTCTTTTCTCGTACACGCTCTGCTGAGGCCCTTCATGGAGTATTGCCCGAGCCAGAGCGTTGATCAGCGCCACAATGCCGTCTATCCGCTCTGTGCTCTTTCCCTTGATAGGGCGTATGTTGCCGTTCTCATCTTCCTTAACTTCCAAATTCCCAAACATCCACCTGGCTACAGGGTTGCCGCCATGGGCGATTTCCTGACCGACTATCAGTCTTTCAAGCTCCTTCATGGCTGGGCTCATGGACTTATAGCCTTGCCGAACCTCCACCATATTAAGGCCCTCGTCGGCAAGCTGTAAGGCTATCTGCATGGCGTTCCAGGGGTCAAAGCCGATCTCCTGAATATCATAGAGGTCCCGGCTGGCCAGAACATCTTTCTTGATAAAGTCGTAGTCGATGACGTTTCCGGGAGTGACCTTGACCAGGCCCTGCTTTACCCAGCGGTTATAAGGGATCTTGTCGCGCCGGACCCGTTCCTTCATGTTATCCTCCGGGATCCAGAAGCGCCAGAGTACTCGCCACAACTTATCCTCTTCGGTAGGTGGAAAGGCGAGGGCATAGGCCGTTATGTCAAGTGTGCTGGAAAGGTCAATTCCCCCGTAGCACTTGCGACCCTTTAGGTCTTCGGGCACTACCAGGCCGGCGGTAGCATCCCACTTGTCCAGCGAGACCCATTTGGCGGCTTTGGTTTTTACCCACTGGTTAAGTCGCAACTGACGGAAGGAGCGCTCCTTCGCTAGGTTATCTATAGCCTTGATAACCGACTCTCTGACCGTTTCTATCTTGATTGTGTGCCCCAGACTGGGGTTGGCCTTACACCAGTTGCCCTCGTCCAACCAGTCATCTTCCTCGTCGATGCCATAAATAACTGCGTAGAACGTTGGGTCAACCTTGGTTCCATCTAAGACGGCTTTGGCGTAACTATGAACTTCCCAACCTATGCTGGTGCGATCCGGGTCGTCGCCGGCAGTGGTGATTAAAAAGAACAGGGGCTGCGTCCTGGCATCGCCGCTACCTTCGGTCAGCACGTCGTAGAGGTCCCGGCTAGGCTGGGCGTGCAGTTCGTCAAAGATAACCCCGTGCACGTTGAAGCCGTGCTTGGTGTAGGCTTCAGCCGATAGCACCTGGTAAAAGCTTTCGGTACTGGGCACCACGATGCGCTTGACAGAGTCTATAATTTTGCACCGCTTTTCCAGTGCCGGGCACATGCGGACCATGCTGGCCGCTACGTTGAACACAATAGAGGCTTGCATCCTGTCGGCTGCCGCTGAGTAAATTTCCGCCGCTGGCTCCCCATCGGCAAACAGAAGGTAAAGGGCCACGGCGGCGGCAAGCTCGGATTTGCCGTTCTTTTTGGGAACCTCAATGTAAGCCGTCTTGTATTGGCGGTAGCCGTCCGGCTTAACGATACCGAAAATATCCCGGACGATTTTCTCCTGCCAAGGAAGCAGGGTAAACGGTACGCCGCGCCATCGGCCCTTGGTGTGCTTCAGGTTTTTAATGAACTCAACCGCTCGGTCGGCCTTGGCCTTGTCGTACACTTTTAACCACCGGTCTTCTGGAGCAGAGCCTCCATCGGATCAAGCTCGCCTTCAGCTAGCTTAACGTTAATCCGAGTGCGGCTGGCTGGCGTCAGACCGAATTCGGAGCAGAAAGCCCGGAACGCCTCCAGTGCTTTTTGGCCGATCTTAACCTCCGGGCGCTCGATGACATTTGTGTCACCGTGTTTGTTGGTGTACTCATAGGTCCTGCCATAGGGCCTCCCGGTGTCCGGGTTCTTCTTTTTAAAGAACCGCTCACACTCGACCCATACGCCGTAAGACTGGCAGGCGGCCGCAAAGGCCTGGCCATCCACAACGGTGAGCAATCCTAAGCGCTCCAACTCCGGAGCCAACTGCTTCCACATCTTCTTGCCCTCGCGGTTGAGCCAGGAGGGACGCCGGGGAGCCAGGGGCCGGGGCTTCGGCTCGTTTGCCGACAGAGGGCGCTTGCCCGGATTGCCCTCGATGACTTTTAAGCTTGTTGGCTTGGGTGGCCGTCCTCTCACGGCTTATCACCCCCCTTGTGAATTTCGCGAAGTCTTGCGTTGAGT